AGAAATTCCTCAGAGCGGGCAGGAATGAAAACACTCAAATCTCTCATGGGAATAACTCTCTTAAATTCCATCCCGGTATATCTTTAATATCAACTTCCCTAAAAGTCGTCGGCAAGTGCTTAAACTCCCTTCTGAATGTCTTAGGATGGCTGAACGTCCCACTGTGACGAATGTCAACATTCGGATATTCGGACCTCCATGTTTCATGTTCCTCATCCGAAAAACCACCCCTTCTTTTGGGTTTGGTTCCCGGTTCATATCCCCACCTTCTCGCCCATCTCGGCTCCCTGAACCTATGCGCGTCCAGCCCCATTTGTTCAATTGCTTCCATTCTGAGTTTGTAGTGATTCAAGGCTAGTTCCCTGTTGCAACACAAACCTGAGAGTGAAGAAAGCTCATCATAAGTAATAGCTATATCCGTTCCCCATCGCCAGCGGTAGTTGTTGACGTTGTAGTAATAAATATCGTCACGGGCGGGAATGAAGTCAAAATGGGATGGATGATATAGCACATCATGCTCCGTAAAAAATACCACATCTGCAGTGGAGGCCCCAAGAGCAGTCAAAATTTGCTTGACATAAGTGGGATAGCTCTTTACCAACCCCTCCAAAACAATGTTTCTGCCGAAATCAATAGGTTTAAGTGAAACCGAAACTATCTTCCCGCTAAAACTCTTTCGCAATTGCTTCTGACAGACCTGCATTATTGTTGGATCAAGCCGGTTCTCGGTATAGTAAATAGCCCCTTTCATATTTACTCCTTTACCCAGAACCAACTCCTCCACCGATCTCTGATTTCTTTTTTGTCACCCGACACGAAGGTATCACTGTAAAGTTGGCCTCCCCTATCTGCCATAATTCTTTCACCCTTCGGGTGCTTTCCACCTAGAACGTACCAGTTGTTCACACCAAACGCTTCAGTGAAAGCATGAAGTACATACTTCACCTGTAGGACGTATGGATCTCTGGCTCCTTTCTTGTTGAGAGCATAATCATGTCCTGAGACAATTCCACCCTTTCTGACTTTCGGAGTCCACTCACATAAATCTTCAGCCACATACCTAAAGCCATGATGTCCGTCAATATAAACAAAATCCAGACTTTCGTCTTTAAAATCTCCTATGGCTTCCATAGATGTTTTCCTGATAAGTTCACACCGCCCACTTTTTAAGTGTTCGGCTAGGTGTCTTTGGGTGTGGGCATACAGAAAGTCCTGTCTGGTTTGGAACCTACTTAGGCCTTCCCTTTCCTTAAGCGAACTGTATTCTGATTTCGGATCTAAACTCTGGTATTCGTTGTAATTGTTATATGCCCTCCAGGGGTCGATCCCATACATTTTCAATCCGGCATCACAGAACTTTTTGGTGTACTCACCCTTGTAAACACCGATCTCGGCACCGACTTTATAACCCCGGTCTACAAAGAACTGGGGCAGGTCATCACGGCTACAATCCGGTATTTCTGCTGGCCGACCTCTTAGAGATAACCCCTCTAAAATGTTTTTAGCTCCCATACACTTCTTTCATCCCTTCCATATAATATGCACGGATTACTTCTCCATTCCCCCAGTATGGTAGATCATAAACCGGTTCTCTCTCGCTATGGGTAAAATAGCGCATACTGCGGTGTGTTTTAATCTGAAACACGGGGTTCTCCGTTCGGTAAAACTCTATGTTATCAAATACATCCGACCTGCCGAGCCGTTCTTTGGGGAAGTTCTTTTCCTCTGCCGACCATTCAGGCGCATTTTCAAATAACTTATCCAATGTCTTTAAGTAAAACTCTCTACCTACGATTTGAGCATGAGTGGCTCCCGTGGGCTTGTGATACCAGTAGTTTCGGTGGTCTCCCATAACATAGAGGTTAGAGTTTCGGTAACATATATCGTTCTTTGGCGGGACGAAAGTGAAGTAGTCTGGCGGATATAAACAGTCAGCCTCAGCAGAGATAACAAACTTGGTCTTAATCTCTTTTAATCCTATCTGCACCTGCCTGAACATGTTGAACCCGGAAACACCATGCTCGCCAACCACAATGTTTTTTCCCCTCCCAAACTGGATAGGCTTTTGGGAAACACAAATAATAGGAAGGTCGCCACAATTCTCTAACAAAGTCTTTTGTACTCTTCGTTCAAAAAGTGGGTCTTCCATGTTTGAGGTGTAGTAGAGAACAGTTATATCTCCCATTGTCTTCATTTTCCCCAATCAACCCATCTAGGAAGTAATACCTCTTGGTAATACTTTTCCCAAGTGTCGAGGGCGTACTTATAGCCTTTTTCGTTCTGGGCTGGGTTCTCTGGACTACCATTGTTGTGCGTCCTTGGGAAGTCTCTATGTTTGTGGGCAAACCACGAATTTTTATTGACCATTACCCTTCCTCCGGCCTTCCAATACTTCATAGATACCTCCACGCTATCTTGGATAAGGGGGCCATAACTTTCAGTATCTAATTCGCCAACTGTTTTGAGAAAAAACTCACGGTTGGCAATCCACATACTCCCTTGTTGGGCTTGGGTTTCATCCACCATGACGTCTTTTCTTTTCTCGTCTCGCTCCTTCCAGGGCTTACCAGAAAACTTGCGGACTCCCTCGGAAACATTTTGGATAACCAACTTCTCGTAATCTACGAAGCCTTTGTCTTGCATGACCTCCCACTTAACCGGGTCAAGATAATATCTTCTGGCCGTCATTATCTCATTGGGCTGGCAAGCATCGGTCAGAATCTTGTCGTAGCCCTTTCCAAAACAACAGTGTTCATCGGTACGCATAATAAACTCGCCTTTTGCTATGTCCACCCCAGCATTGATAGCCCCCCTCATCCCCCGGTTCTTGCCTAACTTAATATACCTGACCCTGGGATCTTCTCTTAACGCAAACTCTGGCTCGTACCCATCAATCACGGCTATTACCTCCAAGTCAGAACCCAGTTCAGAACCTTCCAATAAAGAGTCTATGGTCTTTATTAAAAGGGGATCGCAGTAGTCGGGAATAACAACAGAGAGCTTCATTTATTTTTAACAACCATTAACCTATCTTTCGGTATCTTGTTTTTGTAACGTCCCACTTTATAGAGAGTGTATGGGAGTCTAGGAATACTACATTCATACTCTTCTAAGTACTTAGTTATCTTATCGGGAAACTCAACATCCTCAATTATATAAATCACATCCTTTTGCAAAAGCGGGAGAATTGTTTTAGCTAGAAACGCTTGATTCCACCAGGCATGAGAACCATCATCAATAAAAATGTCAATATCCAGCCCAGTGTATTCAACTAAAGTCTCTATTTCCTCCTTTTTTCTTTCATCACACAAAAAAGTCTTTATCCTTTCGTCTTCAAATAGGGTCTCAGGCTTATAATCAGCTCCGTAAATTGTTGCATTAGGAAAAAAGTCCCTCCACATGTACAAACTCGCCCCCCGATGATAATGCCGATTGAGACCAGGATCAAACACCGTATCAAGAAATTTCATGTCCTCATAACAACCTATCCCCATTTCCAAAACTTTCTTAATAGATTCTCTTTTATCCTTAAACATCTCATGGTAGACAGGCGTGTAACTGTGTTTAAGTCTGGGGCACTTATCGGTTCCGTATTTGTAAGCTAGTTGGCAGAGTTCAGTTTCTTCCATTTTTCCCTCCAGTCTGGCTCCCAAGTTGGTATAGGCCAGAACTTCTCAATTAACCACTCGAATTTGTGTATCATTTTTGGTTCTTCATCATTCATCCAATGTCTACAGGCCCAGGTATGTCCGGCTATGTTTTTAAGTTCAAGTTTATAGTCCTTGTCCTTTTGTCTCCCTGCGTAATACCCCCTGTTTTTGAACAGGTGGGCGTACCAGGTTTTCTTATTCACTTTAATCTCACCTCCACCAAGCCAATACTTCAACCCTATCTCCAACGGCTCTCCTGAAAAAGTAGAGTAGGCATCTGCGCTGTCATCCAAAAGCCCGACTCGTTCCATAAAATACTTCCTATTGGCAAACCAGCACGAACCCTGGAAAGTCATGGTGTCATCTATCTCGTATTTAGGATCATTCATCCGCTCGTAGGTTCTCTGCTTCCATTCCTGAGGGAATAAACCAAGACCATATTTGCTACCAATCCTTGGAAAAGCCAGATAATGATAATCCTTGATCGGCATTCTCTCGTCTCTCCTCCATTCGTCGGCATGCAGAGGATAACGCCTGGGAATTACCAACCAATTCTTCTGCATGTCTTCCGCCAATGTCTTGTCAAAACCTTTAGCGAATAGGCAATGGTCATCGGTTTTCATTATGTAATCTCCCTTGGCTATTCTCAGCCCAGCGTTTATTCCCCCGCGCATGCCTATCGGTTTCTCTGGGTGGAGATATTTAACTCTCTCATCTTTAATTATTTCATCTGGCCACTCATCATCTACGTTTACAATTACCTCTATATCACCTACGGCCTTATCCAACACGTCTTGAACCGTTTTCATTGAGTATGAACAATTCTTGCTAGGGATTAGGATGCTCAATTTCATTGGCAACATTTCTTTTAACAACTAAAATACCATCTTCCAACTTAACCTCAACCTTCCCACCGAATACTCTTTCCCACTGCTCGGTCATGGCTAGAAATTGGGGGTCCTTTTCTCTTATTTGAGCTACTAATTTCGAGGAATATCTAATAGTAACTTCTCTCTCCTCACTCACAAGACTATCCAATCCTCTCCCACGATGTCGCCCTCATTTAATATCCAGGGGTGGGTCGTTTCCCCGTCTTCTCCAGCCTTATGGATATGCAAAAGATAATCTACAAGAAGTCCGTAATGCCGTTTGTCCCCCCACTCTTTCTTGGTGACTCTTTTGCCGTCAAGAACGGCTTTTAACGCTTCGCTAAAATTCAAAAGCTGTTCTAGCTGTGCCATTTCACAGACATTATTCTACTTTTCATAGATCCTTGTCAAGAGTAGGTTAGGGCAGTCAAATCTGAAGCTAAATTATCGAAATTAGTATCCCCGTCAGCCCATTCAATTCTAATCCCACTTGTTTCATCCAATCTCATAGCCTTCCATTTATCCTCGCTTTCTAAGGTTCCGGGGTTGGCATAAGCAATATAGGTGTAACTTCCGCTCTCGGTTATTTTAATGGCATAGTTTACCGAATCTATAAACTTAAACGGCTGTCCAGTTGATATACCACCAGCCCGTCCATGCTCTGCAAGATCAATGTCGGTTCCTTTTGCAGGACCAACTCTTCCGAATAGTAAAGAATACAAATCATTTATTACGCTCATAATTTTCGACCTCCTTCTTCAATCTAATCTCATCTAATTTTAGCCACGCATATTTAGAAAGGTAATTCACCCACTTCTCACCCAATGGAGGGGTTCCTACGCGCCCCTGGAGACTCCTGATGGCCCATTTGATGCCCTCCGGTGTACGATCATCGGTTTGAGTCTTAGCGTAATCAATTAGAAGACCTATTTTCTCCTTCCAGGTCAGTATTTCCGCTGGTCTCATGTCAAACATCTGTCCCACTGATTGAACCATGAGGTCACCCGTTATCACTGGTAAACTATCAGACTCCTTCATCGGTTCCTGTTTAACTTCTTCCCCTGTTGTACCAACTATCTTAATGTCCATTAGAGTTTCTTCCTAAACTTATATCTTTTAATCTTCAGTTTCTTGGTTTGGGATAATAATGATCTCATACTCCTTATTGGTTTCATTTTACTCGGTGTTGGCAAGGATACTTTCTTGAGGGCGGTTTTTTTACCTCTGCCCGTGAGTTTAGTTACGGGTTTCCCATCAACAATCTTTAGATTCTTGAGCATCTTCTTTTCTGATTCGCTGATAATTTGCCTCTCGTAAAGCTCATCTACTACCCCGTTAGCCAGCACCATGTCGCCGTTGATTACTTTCCTCTGAGAAACGAGGTAGTTAATCAAGTCGCCCCGGTTCTTGGTATCTAGTTTACCTATTTCATCGTTAATGTAAGCAGTTTTAATCAGGTTCTCCTGACGAGCCACATTGTAGTAAGTAGCACTCTCTGGACTAATCCCCAGAGAGTAGAAAGCCTGGGCTTGTTGTTCAACTGGGAGATTAAGTATGTCATCTGCCAGGGTATAGGCCTTCTTCTCTTTCAAGGCTTTTTCATAGGAAGAAGTAGAGGGCATATTTAGTACCTCAGACAAATCTAAGACCGAGCCATCTTCTTTAATATAAACGTTCGTTAGGGGAGTCTGGCCTCTAACTCCCTGTTTCTTCAGTTCTTCTATCTGGGCTTCTCTGTTCTTTTGAGCTTCAATTGTATTAACTATCCCCTGTTGTTGAGTTACAGGGACATTTGATATTGGTGTTCCCCTAATTTTAGCCATAATATCTTCAGCCAAACCACCAACTGGCTTTAATTTAATGGTTGGTGTGCCAGATGGAGTGGTTTCAAGGTTGGGAAGTTGCTTTCCATAGGTTTGCGTTGGAATACCAAGAATAGCTGGGACCGTTCCCAATAGTCCGACGGGCCCATGTTCTTTATAAAGATCGTATGCGTCGGCCAAAACCATAGGAATAAATCTGTTTAGTGCTTCGCCGTATATGTCAAACGGTTGCCCAATCTGGTTCTGCCCCCTCAATGCACCAAGGATTAAGGAAAGAGTTGGATGCTCCTTACTTTCAAAAAACCTGCTAATAAGATCGAGGCGTGTTGTAGGTTTATACCCCTCTCCCAGTGTAAACTTCCTTCCTGACGTGGAAGATGTACCATATCCCTTCCAAAGTCTAGCAAACAAAACCGCAATCTGCTGATACGGTCCCCAAACATTGAATCGGGTATTACCTACCTTTATTTTTCCATAGTCTGCGCTGGTTGGGTCATCTCCAACGTCTGCGCCAGCAAGTTTGGCAAGACTGGTAATTGTGATCCCTCCACTTACAAAAGCCAGCATTGTCTTCAATGCCTCTTTTCTTACAAAAGGATCGGCCTTTATATACCAAACGGGATTAACCATTTGGACTGACGCAACCAATTTTCTCGCTGAGAACATACCTTGGGACAAGATATTCGCTGAACTCTCAAAAGTCCCTAGGCTCCCTCTCCCCGTTCCATTGTTGACAAATTCCCCCAAACTTTTTAAGAATGTGGGGCTATTCATATCTCCACCAACCCCTTTATAACTATTTACCATCTGGTCAAATACATCCGCCCTCATTCGATTGAGAAAACCTGTCCATGCCCGTCCGGTAGCTCTTACCAATTTACCAAAACCAGGGATCTTTTCGGCCCAACTTGACATAAATTGTTCTTCCCTTGCAGTCATAACTGGACTGACTTCTGTCAATTTAACCCTTCCCTTTTTCATAAGTTCATAAGTTGGACGTGAGGCTATTTCTTCCATACTTGCCTTATAGAAGTTTTCATTGGCAAACATCTTTACCTGTAAACCAAAATTCCTAGCTGTGATAACTGGGTGGCGATAAGCAAAAACAAGGTTCTGCATCAAAGTCCCTGAAAAGTCTGCCACACCAGCCATCATGGAGCGGGGAAGATTGTACGCTTGCATTGCATATTCGCCCAGCTTCTCAAATAGTGTTCTTTTTGAAAGAATAGACTCGGTGAAATCCTTACCGTAAACTCTGTATAACAACTCAAGCTCATTTTTAGTAGGGACTGCCGTTCCTTGAGGATTAAGTAATTTACCCATCGCATCCCCAGCGGTTACTTTCTCCCACTCCCCTAGACTTTTATTCTTCCAAACCATCTCGAAAATCCTGTCCACATTCTCCTGGGTAAAGTTCTGCCTTATGGGCTCAAGGTCAACCTTGGTTAATTCTCCTTTTAATGCCCCTTTCCTGGCAAATAAACCAGCTTCTCCTGGGACTTTCTCTCCCATTGAAATCATCTTGGCTAGTTTCTGTCCTCTCTCTTTTGTATAAATCTTCTCTTGTAATCCTCTTAACGGTTTAGCCTCTTTAATAACCTTGGATAACTGAGAGACGAGATCCTCATCTGATATAATAGGAGCTGATGGGGAAACTCCTACACCGCCTGCTTGACGACCATCAAGTCCTGGCGCTCCTGCTATTGTGGGTGGTTTTTCTACTGGTGCTGGAATGGTTTTCTCCTGAGCCAACTTCAACTTCGGGGCTTTTTGGGGTATTTGAGCCATTTTAACTCCTACTCCTTTAGGTTGGATGGATAGTCCTTTAGTAGCTTTAGCAACATTTGGTGATAATTCCTTGATTTCCTCTAACGATACTGCCTTCGCCTTTCCCTTTAATTTAGTAAGCGGTGTTAGGTGTGGAATATCTCCTTTAGTGACTGGGATATTTTTTACTTCATTCTTTAGAACTGTAAGTTCCTCTGGTGTTAATTCTGCATAGACTCCCTTTTCGGGAAGATGGATCGCACTGGAAGCAACTGGCTTCTTTTTTAAAAGACTGGGGATCTTAGCAATGGTTTCTTCAAAAGAAGCTATCTTTGGCCCCAGGAAAGGAGAAATCCTAGCTGTCGCACCTGCAAACTTCATTCCCCGTTCTATTGTCGGGTTTATTCCGCTTTGCTGCCATGCCACTATATCAGTTACAAATGGAGGGATTTTAGTGCCGACTAGTTGGGCTACGTTTCGTGGAGTGTATTTAGCACTAGGTATTGGTGCCCAATTTTGGCCACCAGCCCTGTTTACACTAGCCGCATATTCACCACTTGCCCCCTTCGCAATATCGAAGCCTGTCTGTAGTGGGTTTGTCTGTTGAAAAGTTGCCATTCCCCTAGCAACTGGTGTACTCCAAAAGTTCTGTCCAGCATTGGAAGACGGATCAAAATACTTTCCCAAATCAGAAGCCTTCTGTTTTACCTTTCCAAGAGCAACCTGCAAGAAATTAAATGCCATTGGCCTAGGTTACTTCAATTTAGCCGAGGTTTTCAAACTAGCCCTGCACCCAATTTCCATCTTTGTCCTTATACCACTGACCAGTCGTTACACCAGTTGGTGTAGTTGGCGTAGGTGTTTGGGTAGAACCAATGCCATAACTCGTTGTCCCCGCAGTATTCATAGCCTGTGTACCGAAGTTTGTCCCCACTATTCCAGCTTGGGCACCGAACTGAGCAATCTTGGCTGTATAGTCATCAACCGTTTTCAGGTTTATTTCATTGTTAAGAGCCAACTGTTGAGCGAACTGCAAATTTTGCGCATTGATCGTGTATATTCTATTCCTCAAGTCCTGCAAAGCATTCATGGAGGCGGTAGCTTTATCAGACTGAGCCATAGACACGGCGCTCTTAATTGACTGTAAAGCATCTCTGAATTGGGTTTGGGCATCGGCAATATACTGTTGAGTTTGGAGAGTTATTTCCTGAACTGCAAGGTCGTACTTTTGTTTTAGGCTCGCCTTTAGATCTGTAACCTTTTGCATTCCAGTTTCATAAAGGCCTTGAATTGTCCCCTGCCTTCTCTGTTGTTCGGTTGCCGTTAATGTTTGAAAAGCCTCACCTGCTGAGGAAGCACCACCAAACCGCTGTTGTCCACCTCTCTGAAGTTCATTGTAAAGTCTAGTAGCCGATGTTAAAGCATCTTCCCTCCTGGTTCCCAGACCAGTTTCTTCTTGTGTCAATTGTTTAGCTCCGGTTTCATACTGACCGCCGACGGTCTGTTTTGAAAGTTCTCCTTGGGCGGTTATCTGTCCTTCTACTGGTGCATAGTTTTGCCTCAAGGTTTCTTCCTGCCCTTGCAAAGCACTGAACACTGGATTGAAGATATTATCTAATTCTGCCTGAAGCAAATCTTGTTCAGAGGGACCAGATGTTGCTTGGGTTTGTTGTGTCTGGGAGGTAGTACCGCCTCCACCTCCACCACCGCCTCCACCTACCTTAGTTGTACCTAAAACCTGACCACCGGGAGAAGTCGGTAGGTTTCTACTCGATATTAAAGGGTTTATCATCCCCACGCCAGCTTTTTGTAATACGTTTTGACCCACAGAGGATGTACTTTCAGGTGTAAGCATCCTCGGTTGAGACCAAGATTGAGCGTAAGGAGTTGAGCCAGTACGAGTTGTTGCACCACCTGCGATTCTTTCACTCCAACCCCTTTCCGGTAAGTTTAGTTTTGTACCAAGCCAATCAACCACATTTCCCAGAAGTTGCGCCATATTATTTCTTTGCCTTTCTCCTTGCTATCACCTTTTGGGCGTACTTAGATAATTTCTTTCCTAACTTTGTTTTCTGTGCCATATCGAAATACTAAATTAAGTCATCATAGGTTTTCAACCTTACACGCGCTGAGAACCGCTAAGTGCCCCCTTCCCTCGCGCCTTACCTGTAATCTTTGCCTTTAAAAACTCGAATTGGGAACCTACGGCAGTTGTAGAAATCTCCAATTGGATATACCTTGCTTCCTTAAACAATGTCCCCCAGCGACTAATCTCATCCGTTGATACCTGGACGGTAAAAGTATTGGTTTGCCCCCACATAACAGTTCCCCACATATCCATTCCCCAGCCCGTAGAACCTCCTACTTCAGCTCCGCTTATGGTGAAGGACTTAGCCGTAGTCACATCCCCATCTTTATTCTCCAAGAGAATGCTTACCGTGGTCTCCCCAGTGATATTCCTGAATAAGAAATAGAAGAACTCCACAATATGTAGGGTTGTCCAGTCTCCAAAGTCTTCTTTATTCAACCTCAATGTCTTAGTGATTGTTTCTCCGTCATCACTGTTCACATCAACATTAAAATTGTAAACAGTGTTCCCTTCAGTGCTTCCCAGTATCCATTTCTCATTACCAGAAGTATCAATATACTTAGCCATATGGGAAATACCGAAAGGAAATCTCCACGGTCCCGTCCACGCTCCCCGCTCCCGGTCATACATAATCATTTCCTTTTTCTGGGGGAAGGAGAGAATATATTTGTGGTCTACATACAAAGCACAAGCAGTTTGATAATCTGTCTGATTAAGAGTGTCTAGGTATGGTCTCATCTTAGCGCTTACTTCGTTAGTTCTGATGATATTTAAGAAATTAGGCTCATATCCCGTAACATAAACTCCGTTTCTCCCAAAGTAGAAAGAGTCATTTTCAACCGTTTGAATTGTGTCTTGGTTTGAACAACCCACTGAAGTTGAAATGGGATTGTACTTAGGATCAAGAACGTAGTAATTACCAATCTGAACCAGACTCAACTCCACAAGATAAGAAGAGTATTCCTTATAGACCACTATCCTGTCGGCAATAGGCTGGACGGTAATGCCAGTTATATTGTCACCGGAGTCAGGGTCAATATAAATATACCCACCACCGTCATACCAACTGAATTTGGTGTGGTACGGATACCTGCCGCTTATCAATAATTTATTAGGTTCCGCATCATCTACCACAAGCAGTCTATCCTTGTATTTAACAATAAAGTTACTCTTTACCCCACCAGTGGTATTTGTAGCGGGAGTAAGGATTGTCTGGCTGGCCTCTTCACCCCTGTCTATATACTTAGTTACAGTCGGGTCAGTTGTTGCCAAAAAGGTCTCATCGCCAGCTCGCCCCCGGTATACTTCGTATCCGCTCAATGTCGCACAAGATGGAGCCGTCCAGAAAAGATGGTATTCAGAATCGGAGAGAGTCGTTGGTAAGTTAGACAAGACATAATTTGTCGAAGGAGTTGTTTGGCCACCATTGGCTCCGATTGCCACAATCTTGTAACTGGAACGGTTAGAGCCAGTAGCTCCTGAGAAGTTAGTAGCATATAAGCCAGTAGGGGCGCCGATCTTAGAAAATACCGTTAATGTGCTTCCAGCATAACTTGTCAAATCAACATCCTCTGAAACTACATAACTTGTCCCTCCCAACTGCTCTGAATGGATCATCGTCCCCGATGGCCAGGACTGACCAGTAATTACCGTGTAACTGGAGTCGTTTTTCTTAGCTAGGAAACCCTCGTCGGTTAAAGCAAAGAACTCATCAGTTGTCCCATCATTGCTCTTGTACTTCCCGAAACCCCTGATTGAACCAGTAACATTGGCGTTGAAATAAACTTCGGTTCCCCAGCGTCCCGTAGGCACGCCCGAACCTACCAGCATTATATTATCCGCCAAGGCCAACTCATCCCTTCCCAGTTCCGTTGGCCTAAGAAGCAGGTTTAATCCCTTCCGGCAAGTGTTCCACTCTGCTTCCGCATCAGCTCTACGTTTGTATGGAGGTTCTTTTGTAAGAAATATCGGCATTCATTTACTCTAGGGGGTTATTGAAACCGGCTTGGGTTGTCCTGTATTGACCCCCAGTTCCTTTCATTTTCCGCCCAGTCATGTTAAGTAACACGCTATTGGCTCTGGCTTCGGCGGTCTGGAACCTATCATCTCCCCTGGAATAAAGGACATAGCTTTCAATCTTCCTGGTAATATAAGTCGGATCGGAGAGTTCGCAAACGCTAGTTAGGGAGGGCATGCCGGAAGGATAACGCTGGTAAATAACGGATAGACTCATTCCTGATACAAGATTGACGCTAAAGTTCGCCACATACCCGGCTTGGGGATTTCCGGTGATAGTGCAGAAATCAAGACCATCGTCTATCGCATCCTCCCTGTTTTCCAACTCCACTTCATTAAACTCTCTCCACCCGGTTGAGGACAAAGCTCTGGGGTTAGTCATAAGTTCCCTGAAACCCGGAAGTGGTACTTCTGTGCCCCCTGTGGTATAAAGCTGATACTCCACCTTAAACTCTGGTAATTGACCTGTCGCCGCCGCGTCTTCCACCGCCTGGTTAGCATAGTTACGCCTCAAGGTTAATTCGTCCCCTGTTGGTAAATCACCAGAAAGGTCTAAGACAGCAGAAGAGTCTAACAAAATCTGATTCAGCGTCATTACCCAAAGGTTATAACTATTTGGTTGAGGTTTTCAATCCAACACACTCAATGCTTGTGGCCCCGATCATTCTTACTACTTCAAATCCATTTGCCTCCAATAGGTTTTTCAATATCTTGGGGGTAAAGCCTGTCTTATGATAATCGTATTGATCCAACTGACCACCAAAGGCGTAGTGGACAGCCATTTCGTCATTCCCTGTTGCCGCCAGTTCAGAGTGCCACTTAAAGTTGGGAACGTAGATCACCAATTTCCCATCCTTCTCTAATAGCTCATGTATTATCTTCACTATCCCAGTCACTTCTTTTGTCCCAAAATGCTCCAAAATATGTGAAGCTCTAATCTCTGAACAATAATCTTTCGGTATATATTGAGCCAGATTTTTAATATCGCAGACCAAATCAATGTTGGCGTGGTGTTCTATATCATTCAAAACGTATCCTTCAGGTTGAACTTCCCCTTGTGAAGGATTGCCAGAGCCAATGTCCAGCTTCATGTGCTTCTTGCACTTGTCTTTATTTATCCAACCGGTCAAATTCCTCCTTCCATAAAATCCCTGGTGATAAAAAGTCGGTGTGCATGTGTGTACATAAAGATGGAATCGGACTCCACAATTTAGCTCCTTCCTTAGCCATCTCATCCCAAGTATTCTTATCCCAGAAGCCGTGTTTATGCAGGGCTTCCCAGTAATTCGTTAATCTGCCGGAGTGACAGCCGTAGGTCATGGTATTAAAATCAATCGTTCGCCAGTGTTGCTCTCCCACCAGCTTAATTTCAAATGGTCCACGGTGGAAGTCGGTGTTAATTGTATAAAACTCCCGATGATCGTAAGGATTTATAAACTCCAAGACCTTTAGTGCTTCCTCAATCTTCTTGCCAGCACCTCTCAAGTACACATAATCATCCTCCTGAAACAAAACATAATCATCCAATTCCTTAGCCCGATCCAACTGAGCCAGATATGAAACATCCTGGCCGGCAAAAGGTAAATTCTCAATCTCATGTTCCCAAGGCAAAGTCCTGTTAATCATCACAGCCCACTCGGGTGGACAATGATCCAATAGAAACCTCACCTTGGGCTTAATCTCAGCAAATGCCTCCACAAACGACCTTAAACACATCCCCGCCAATGCCAGTTTGTCATAAGCATGGCGTGGACGCTTTGCCTCATGTGCCGAGTTCTTTAGACTCATCCGATAAAAGACGGTCATTTTTTCTTTTTCTTGGATTTAACTATCTTGCCCCCGTATTTCTTATCCCATTTGGCGGCTAATTTGGGCAATTTAGCGTGCATATATTTTCGCTGTTTCTCCGATTTATAAGGCATTTATATCACCCCCTCCCAGGTCTTTAAAATATCTAAGGCGTTATCCTGTATCCATTTTGCGCAATCTTTATCTTCAATCTCTTTGGGCACTTCAAACGGCAAAGAAATACTCTCATCTAACTTTGTATCTCTTTTAATGGAGAGTTTTCCACCCTCCGTCTGTTGCTTGAGCCACAACCACCTTGGCGGATTTAACATTCTCTCCCTCGATGTAATGTTCTGGGACAAACCACCGATAATCGGCCACAGATTGATACACTTTGATATATTTGTGTCGTCTATAATTAGTCCGTAGCCCAGTTTCATAGCCCTATAGCAAATTTCTGTATTATCATAACCCAGTCCATCGTCCATAAACTCCCACCAGCCATTTAATTCATCCAGAATATGTTTGGGAATAGCACCATAATTAGCTTCATAGTCAAATGGGTTCTCGCTTTCCCTCATTCCTAGATTTTGCACTCGAACATTTCGCCAAGTCTCCTTGGTTAAAACGTCCTTAGTGTCTATAGATGCGTCCTCCCTTGCCCACCAGTCTTCCTTGTTCTCCAAGTTAGGTTTCTCACAGTCGTAGTAAACATCAACCGGGGCAATTAGTGCGTTGGGGTTGTGCCGATAGATGTCTACCAGGTTCTCAATCCCATTGTCGGGAATAAGAATGAAGTCTTGTAACCAAACTAATAGCTCACCCTTGGCATTCTGCCACGCCTTGTTGTTCGCCCTGACCAACCCGCACTGTCTGGTATAGTAACGTGTTACTTTATCTCCCCGGAAGTATCTAATGTCCAGTTTGTAACATTTAGCGTATTTTTTTGCAATTGCACGCCTATCTGTCGGGTAGTCATCAACAATAATCCACTCCATGTTCTTGTAAGTCTGGCCTGCAAGGTTTTCGGCCATTATTCTCCACCATCCTTCCCGAATGGTCGGTGTTATCACTGAAACCTTGGGAATGCTAATCGGTTTATCAAAAAATTTCATCCATTCGCCCGAAATTGTTGACCAGTAATACTTATTTGTGAATTTCTTAGCTTTTTTAGATTCTTTTTCCCATCTTTCCTTGTCTCCCATCAACAAAAACAGCTCCGTTAAATAAGCATCCTGTATTTTCTTGTCTCTTATGTCGCCCGACACCTTAATTCCACTACCTACGGTCTCCTGTAGGGCCGCTAGTGATATAGTTACAGGTACAAGGCCGTCAGATTGCGCTTCAAGAACGGAAATGCAGTTAATCTCCTTAAAATCAGTCGGGTACGCCCAAATTCCACACGATTGCCGGACTTTTGCTAACTCTTTCTTGCCGATTCTGCCATAATGAGTTATCCCTGGTTGTTTCAATAATGCTTCCACCGATCTCATCCATTCCATACGCTCTGGATTGCCCCTAGAAAGCTGGATAAAGGTGTCCCAACCATAAGCGACATGTAACTCAGCGTCAGGGAATGCTTGTTTTATGTCCGGCCACATAAACAGAAGATACTGTATTCCCCTATCATAGGAACTGCACCAAAATAGTTTGTGCTGTTTAAATGCCATTTGATATAGTTTCTATCCTTTCCAACTCGATTCCTTCCAACAGTGAGGCATGGAACTGGGACTTGACCATAAATTTATCAACCTGCTTTTCCCGACTCTTAAACTGCACCGGACTAACTAAGTCATGCAAATCCACCATGAACTTCTTAGCCTTTACCTTCCCCGCCAGATGATTGCTTCGCCAGTTGATAAGGATATTAAACGAGTCACGGGGATTGAATTGATAAAAGGGCAAATACTTAACCCCATTTATTTCGGTTTCCTTAAGGGGATCACCATAAACAACTACCTTCCAGCCTGCTTTAACCCATTCTTCAGACAGCCTAACTACTGCCGTCTCTGATCCGCCCAAACCTCTGGCCAAACTATTGCCATCCCATTTCTCAAGATGGGGTCGCCCGAAGGTAGCATAGTAGCAAACCTCATTCTTACCCCAGGTTTTGGGTGTCTTATGTTTGTTATACATAGCCCAGGCAAAAGGCAGATTACGCATCGCCTCCGGCATAGACTCAATCACTCTCACTACACCTTCGGAGTCTTCTTGGTCCTGATAATAAAGAGTTAGTCTATGGGCCGCTTCACTTGCTTCATCTAGTTTCTTTAGCTCTTCCAAATACTCCAGCTTCTCCCTATTCTCAGGTGACGGTAACTCATCGTATAGCATCTTCATCGCCTTGTGGGCCTTTCTCACATTCCTTTCAGACTCAAATGCGTAGTGCATTGCCAGTTCTTCTGAGAGAAGTTTTAACTCTAACAGATTACTAACATTAGACATGGCCTCCAAAGGATCTAAGGTAAGTGCAAACTCCAGCCAGTGCTTCATTTCCCGAAATTGCTTGAGGTTATAACAAACCCTTGAAAGATGCAGATATAACATGGGGTCGTATGGATATTCACCGATAGATTTAAAGAGAAAGGATTTAGCTTCCTGGTCTCGCCCCAGTCTCCCTAGGGCTTTCCCCATCATGCAACAACACATTGCTCTCTCAGCATCCCAGCCGGATTTAGTTAAATACTCATTTCCCATTTCCAGGGTTTTATTCAAAAGTTCCTCCTCGTTTGTTTCGGAGTATATCTTCATCAGATATACCAGTGTCCGGGGATCAGCGTTTCCCTTCTTTCTCTCATCATCCAACTCCAACTCCAATAATTCCCTGTTTCTGGCCGTCTTGGTTATCTGCTTCTCAATCGGCATGTTTCTGTCCACTCCTAAGTGAAGCCAAACAATGGGGAACTCCTCAGAATATTTAACCTCCGTATATGTAAAATCCAGATTCTCTACGGGCACGGGAGTTTCGTGCAACCTTTTTCTCCAAATAGTCGAGCCAGGTTTAAGTAGTCTCTCCCGTACCTGCGTCAATTCCACTTTCTCCATAGTTTCTACAGACGGTTCTCCCTTAAACAAGCATCCATACCAGTAAGTGAAGAAAACCACATCTAATCCCCGTTTCTTGGCGTTAGTGGCAATAATCGGCAAATACTCCCCACCAATTAGGACGTCATCGGCGTCTATCCAAAAATAGTAATCGGCGTCTTTTCTTACCTTGGAGGCACAAAAGTTCCTTTGTTCAGAGAAGTCCTTAGTCCAGGCATGATAAAAGTACTTTATCGTCGGCTCGGTTTTGCAGTATTGCTCTATTCCGTATACGGAGGCTCCATTAGCCGTAATAATCACCTCATCCGTGTACGGAAGCACGGAGTTTACTACCCGCTTGAGGCTTTCAAGCTCATGATCCCCGCCAACGATAATACAACAGGACAGGATCATTTCTTCACGGCATACAAAAACATTGGCCACTTAGTTACTAATTTCAGACAACTTGCCCTGTCTCCCGGCTTGAACTTGGGAAACAGCTTCCGCATCATTTGGAAAACAGGGAAGGGATACGAAGCCAAACTCCTGCCGGTATGTTTTTTTAATTGCTCTTGGATTGATAACTCACTAGCCTTGTAATCCTTGCGGTCCCCATACCACTCAACTACCTCTTGGGGGTACAACTCTTCCCACACTGCGATAATTACATTCATTAACTTTGCACCAGCTTCAGTTAGAGGTGTATCAGGCTTCCCTAATCTCTCCCATATCTCAACTAACCACCTAGAAGCGGCTACGGCAGTTTCAGGGACTTCTTCAAACTCATCCTTACCCACTGTAATCACTTTATCCGAAGCCATCCTAATAATTATACACCCGAATGAAGCTCCGCATGATGATATGAACACAACCATCTTATATTATATACACGGGAGTAATCATCATGGTGGGCAACTCCAAGAAAAGTCTCCATGAAAAAGTCCCGTTATCAGCGGGACTCTTTCTAACTGATTAACCTTCAGTTAAAGGGTTCTTAGAAAACCTGCGTGCTTTACGGAAGCCTGTTCATCAAAGTTTACAAAAGTAAACTCAGTGATATAGGTTCCATTCTCACGGTCTCCTGTCTTTGCCCGATTCTCCCAGTGCGGTTCGCCTGTCTTTACCAAGAAGGACAATTCTAACAAATCTTCTCTGACAAGCAGAGCCTGATTAGTTAATACTCCCGAAGGAATATCTTTGTGGGCGAGCACCATAATGGTCGGACCGACATCGGAATCGTAGACGCGAACTTCCTTGGTCAGTCTCTTTTCAGAGGCCGGGATAGTTCTCGTCAAGGTGGTTCCGAAAGTAGCAATTCTCCTTTTCAGGACAACTGGTACGGCTAACACATCAGCAACATAGGAAGCTCCAACGGAGTTCCATGACTGTTGCACCATGTCATTGAGAATAGTTTCCGTGAATGACTGCAATCCAGAAGGATATGTAGATACATTCGTGGTTACAGAGCCACAGATACCGCAAAGTTGGGCGGCGGCGGCGGAAGAACCGACTGCCGCGGCACCATTAACGACTGCGTATTCCATTTTGCTCTTGAGTCTCCTCAATGCCCTCTCCTTGTCCTTCCCAAATTCATCCTCCCCGGTAATCATAGCGATGGACGCTTTAGTACGAGAGACGGCGACTGGGGTTTCAAGAATACAAGTATAGTTCGTAGATCGAACTTCAATCTGAGGTTCGGGATACGTTGTATCTGCACCCTGAACACTTGGACTTATAGAAGAAGCTCTTGCTTCGTGGTAGATGTTCCACTGATGCAAGGTTTGAGTAGCTACTGGACCTTTCGCAAGATTTGATGTGAAGTAGTTATCCTCATTGGGAGATACATCACGAATGATGTCCAATAAGGACTCCCGCATTTCATTTCCTGCTGAGGTTGTGTATGTTGACTTAAATGCCATTATGATCACCTACTTTCCTACTTTATGTTTGAGAACCTATGTAAGGGTTCACAAAGATTGATAGGTTAATGCCCAGTTTATTGTCGGGGCACCGGACACCTTTGTAATTGGAGTGTATATAAGTTGGTCGGAGGTTATCAACCCTATGAAGGGCTTGGAGACACTGAAGCGCTCGGAGAATAGCTCGGGCTGGCTGATGGGCTAATGCTCGGACTGAGGGATGGGGACAGAGACGGACTGAGGCTAGGTGAAAGGGACGCTGACAGAGAGGGGCTCAAACTTTCACTCAGTGACGGCGACAGAGATGGACTCAAACTTGGCGACAAGGATGGAGACAGAGAGGGGCTAATGCTGGGACTGAGGCTGGGTGAGAGGGACTCGCTTGGAGAGAGGCTTGAGCTAATGGAAGGAGACAAGCTGGGACTGAGCGAGGGGCTCAAAGAAACCGAAGGTGAGACTGAGGAGGAAATACTGGGACTCAGGCTCGGACTAAGTGAGGGTGATAGGGAAGACGAAAGTGATGGTGAAAGACTTGGGGATAATGAGGAACTCAAGCTGGGGGACAGGGACGGCGATAGGCTGGGGCTCAATGATGGGCTCTTGGAAGGTGAGACTGAAGGAGAAACCGAAATTGCAGAGTAACTAATGTTCAGCTTAACGGGGTAAGTTTCATTCCTATTTTGGAAGGCTATATTAGCCGCCCCACTAACAACTGCATTATCGAAATCCCTGCCTGCAACTAAAGCCAGTTTTGTATATCCCGTTTTATTTATCCAGCCCAAAGCCGTAGCGTTTAAAGTAATTGTGTTATAAGTATCATCTGTTGTATCCGCAAAGTTTATATTCCCGCCGGAGGTGAATGTTACTTTAGAAAAGTCTGAACTTGCATACACAGTCCCACTAAATTGTTCTGTCTGGATAAGCTCAAGCCTGTTAGTACCAGTATCATCGTAGGCATTAACGGTATCGTCACGGTAAAACTCAAGAGTAGCAGAGTTAATAATAGCATCGTCATCTATTCCAGAGGTATCAAATGTCATAAAGTACCTTTGCACGTTTCCGTCCGACTCATTACGGATAATACCTAGCCCGTCATCACCAGAACTTAATACAGCATCCCTGTCTGCAGACCAGCTCCCCCCGCCAGCATGGTATCCTCTCCTGTCGTAAGTCGGGTTGAATATAGTTGTTGCTGGACCCGTACTTGGAGACACTGAGGGTGAAACAGAGGGGGATAGGCTGGGACTGACAGAAGGTGACAGAGAAACACTCGGAGAAATGGAGGGCGAAACAGAAACAACACCCAACTGATAAGCCACCAGAGACCTCAAGGAACCATCAATAGACTTCAATATCTCGACTGTTTCATAATCTACGCCCATGAAGAAAGTCTAGTAAATACCAGATGAGGTTTGCAACAATATCAGTACCCAGATCTCTTCAATCTCTCCGCCAGTGATCCTTTTCTGCCCAATCTTGTACCCATAATCAGTTCATCCTGGTCTTTACCTGTCCCCTGTTGATTAGTCTGCTTGGCGGTGGTGGCATTTATATTTCTCTTTGCCAGTTCCGCCTCCTCCGCTTTTTCCTTATCTGCCTTCTTCATGTCTCCATACAGTATATCACTCCATTTCTTAGCCGCTAACCACACATCCTCCTGGCCAGTTGTTGACCACTGGCGTATGACTTCCCCTTGGAAGGCATCATAAAAAGCCTCATCAAACTTAAGGGCCGGATTATCAGAGTCGGCATTCTCTGGATTGATCTTGGGATACATTTCGTGGACTTTCCTCATTATTTCTTTTCTCTCAAAGTCATCCATCCTTCGGTTAATCCTTTTGTTCTCCTGTTCTGCAAGTTGTACCCGTTGTTCTGCTTCCTTGGCTCTATTGTCCGTTTCCTTGAGAGTTTCGATTAAAAGACCGCTGTCTACATATCCTTGGCTATCAACTAACCCCGCAAACACATCTTTTATTTCTTTCGGAGAGAGGTTCGGGTATTGCTGGGGTGTAGGAACGACATTAGTGACTGGAGATGGTTCTTGGGGAATTAAAGCATCAAGAGCATTCCTGGTTGGAACTTGCTTTTTAATCTTTTCTTTCTCCAACTCCTCCTTCAAACTAGCGTTATGTTCTTTTAACTTCTCAAATTGCTCTTGCGTGCGTTTCTTCTGTTCATCTTCAGCTGGTTCTTCCGCCGGTATTTCAACTTCCTCTGGTTCTTCGGGGGTTTCTGGCGTTTCTTCTTGTGTTTCTTCCTCTTCCTCTACACCCAATGGTTTCTCTGGCTCTGTATCTTCTTCAAAAGGGGGTTGGTTCTTCAATCTATCAACAATCTTAGAATCAGATGCTTCATCAGCCATGTTTTCACTAATTATATCACACGGTTAAAATGATCTAGTAAAACATTGAGTTGCGATCCTTGCCAACCGGCTCCGCATTGACACCTTAATCCTCCTGAAACTGCTTTCACCTTGCCGGAATGCTGGCATTTGTTTCCCAATACTTCTTTTTCCTCTAAGTGTGTCTCAAATTGCTTGTGTTCTACTTGTATCTGGTCCTTGAACTGCTCGAAAAAGTATTTAGATTTCATTGGATAGTATGGTTATTTCTCTTAAAAAATAATATCTTGGTGCCCCTTTGTAATATTCACTCCCACAATTCTTACACCAACCTTGCTTGCCACTTTTTCTCGTTCTATCAACATAAAATTCTCTTTCATCCCTAATCTTACAACATCGAGAACACCTATATTGCATAATTTTTCTCTGGTTCTTCCATCTGCTTACGAATGTTCTCAATCATCTTCCCCGAAGTTTCCATAAGGTTGTATATTTCCAGGTATGCCTGCGCCCGAGCGAACTCAATGATGTACTTTCGGTCAAATCCTTCTTGGGCAGGATCAGGCCATTTGTTGCGGATTGATTCCAACAGGGGCTTGAGGTAGGACTGGTAATCCGGGTTGCCCGACAGGCGGTTGAATGCCTCCCATTTGCCCAACTCCTGCTTGAGTAACTCCTGGCGCTTCTCCTGGGCCAGGCTGGCCGGGGATGGCTGGTTGTTGGATCTTTTCAAAGAATCTCGAGGCATCTTTCAGTCCCAGGTCTTCAAAGCTCGATTCTAACAGTTCTTTGACCTTGGGTCTAAATCCTTCTCCTGCCAGTAATTGTAACACAACCGGGTTAGTGGTTAAAGCTGTTATGGCGTTTTGTCTTCCCTGAATCATTTCCTCATTAGCTCCCACAGACATACTTTTAACATCGGCAATGTAGTCATAGGTTCCCTGGAAGTCCTCTGGGGTAGCATATACTTCCGCTATATCTCCCGTCTCGTTAATTTGCATCTTGGGTTTCATATTCATCTTGGTATAGTCCTTCTCTTCGGGATTGGTGATGACTGGGTACTTGGGTTGGGCGCCTGCGTCCATCATCTGCTGGATCTCGGCATCGCTGGTATTAGGGTTTTGCTCAATAATGTCGCCGATCATTTCAATGACCTCGGGCGGGACTATCATTTCATCCATTCCGGCTTGCTTGAAGTAAGCGAAGTTTTCCTGCCCGATAATCCTGATAATATGTTCTTTCTTCTTGGGATCGGTAAAGAGAAACTGTTTGTTGTTCGACAGCCAGAAAAGCATTATATCCTTGATAAACTCGGCTAGGTCGCTCTGGTTCTTTTCATCTCTCGCATTTTGCTGTTTAACCGATGCCCTTACTTCAGTTGCCGTCTTCTCGGGATTGAACTGGTCTATTCCGCTCACTCCTTGACTCATCATCCCCATTGCAGTATTGAATGCCGACACCAAAGCGCCATAAGTTGTCTCAAAGTACCTCACCGCCTCACCGTTACTCTGCATCTCGGTCACTGCATCAGGTCTGGTCATTAACCATTGGGCCTCGGGGTTATAAACAACTGTTTCCAACCTAACTGCGCCCTCAATTATCTTAAGCGGGGGGCGCATCTTAAGAATAACCTCATCCATGTAAGCACAAACTGTAGCCTGTATCGCCTTCCAGAGAGGGATAACACTCTCCACTTCACTCTCACCTAACGGATCATCTTGAATTGGGTAATACCTGAGTTGGGCAATCGGTATCTTGCCATGCTTGTAGGGATTATCTATATGTCTGATGATCTCACTATGCTCCGGGCAGAAATCAATCCACTCATCATTCCTTAATTCATGGGCAACAAGAAGCACGGGAAAAGCAATATCGGTTCCCACTCGGTCTTCTAGTCCCTGTATCGTCTTCATTCGGCTAGTGTATTGAGTATTGCGAGTGGAAGAAACCAGTCCCGTTTCAGTTTTTCTAGCCAAAATGTCAGCCTTTATTTTCCCCAGGTTCTTAAACAAAAGCTTGCCCTCTGAATCCCTCTGTTTTTCCAAGTCTTCAATGAACTCCCAGCTTAAATACTGAAACCATTTGGCATCCTTTACATGCGAAGCGGCGAAATCCATTCCACAGTTGCGAATATCCAACGGAGTGAACTCGTTCCCCTCAAAGGTAATCTTGCCCTCATCATCATATTCGCACTTCCACTTGATCAGGCCGAATTTGCTTTGATACAGCCTGGTATCAATATCGCAAATTGATATTTTAACCAGCATTGACCCACCCTCACTGGCATTATCCCAATCGAAATCCAGCTTAGTATTGTTAATCCGGGCGCTGATGATGTCTCCCGCTTCCCGCGGCACCAATCTACCCCTTAACTTACCATTTACCAGCCTGGCATTCTTCTCAATGAGTGCCGTCCTAATTCTTGGGTCTGTCGTATGCGAAGTAAAAGGCCAGTCATCAGGCAATTGGCCGTAATAAGCATCGGTTATGTCATCCCACCCGTATTTCCTAGTCATTCTTAAGTCTCTGTCATCAGTCCATGCCTTATAGTGAGACATTACTTCTTTCAGGAGTTCTTCTTGGCTTGCCATGTTCTCAATATACGTCAGTCATAACTAGGTTTTCAATTCACCTCATCAACTTGAGTATTTCCTGCCAATAGGTTAGCTTTTTGATAACCGCCTTCGCCTTGCAAAAAGAGCAGACCCTTACAAAATCTCTACCTAACTCGTCAACCGGGAACATATATGATGGCAAGATCCCCAGTAGCTTCCCACCGCAAGTCTGGCAATACCAAATGTCCAGGTTTTCCTTAACTAATCCCTCCCTGGCTCCGCCCCACTTCGACCAGCCGTACATCTTCATGCTGACCGAAATAGTGACAAAAGACTCTCTCATGCTATAGTCCAATTTTTAAGCGGGGCTGGCTTGTACTCTGTCTCCACATTCATACTGTTAATTGCATACCTAATGGCGTCCATTGAATGATTCCAGACAACTTCCGGCTCATTTATGATTTTCCCTTCCTTGTCCGTCTGCCAAAGATAATTGCGGTATTCCTTCAAGACATTGGTGCTACGCTTAGTGACAGAGATCCGTTGCTGTTGGACATATTGGATTCCCTTATTAACACTACCTTCCCCTTTAAGTCCGCCCAGGATACTTATTCCATACGAAGTTATCTCATCAATGCTTTTAGGCTCCGCACTGTCCGCAATTACTAAACATCGCCGTTCGTTTATAAGTATGTCGGCTATATCTTTATTTGATAACCCCTTTATGTAAGTTATTTCATCCAGAATATACCCACCATTGTATCTGTAAACCGCTACAATCGCCGTAGGATCGTTAGAATAGCCAAAATCAAGTCCGTACCTCTCCAACCTCGCTTCAAACGGCACCTCTTCAATTGTTTGCCACCCGGTGTATATCCTCCCCTCAACTTCTCCCAGCTGTCCCAAACCATAAACCTTCCACCAATTCCTGTTATTCTTATGTGAAAGAATCTCTTTCTTGGTTACCTCGTCAAGAGCTTCGTTATCCAGATAAGTAAGAGTTATGAAGTCAATATCATCTCTTTTGCCAAGCATTTCGGTGTAAAAATAAAACTCATTCGTTGGATTCCAGTCCATCCAGACCACTTCCCTAGTACGAACTATTAACTGGTCAACAATGTTATATGCAAGATTGTTGCACTCATTCAGAAACAAAACATCACGCCGCGGACCATGTGCTTTTCCGTAAGTATCCACTGAATAGAACTCAAGTTTGTTCCCTACTTCAAATTCGTAAGAGTGTCTGCTTCCGTTCCATCTATCGTCGCTCCAATAATTCCGGTCTTTCATAATGTTCTTAAAGTCCACCATCGCCCCCTTTTCCAAATGGGGATATGATTCCGAAACTACTGTTGCTATTTTGTTTCTGTTCTTAGAAGACTGGCAATAGTCAATCAACCAGATTATTATTGAGAAGGTCTTTGAGGCGGCAGTCCCACCTGATACCGCTCGTATTCTTTTTTTTAGACTAAAGATTTTCTTTGTAGCAGTCGTATCACTCGTCTGATACTCGTTCTGTAGATCTTCCTCCATAAATAGGTGCTGGAAGCTGTTTTCCTCCACTGGTTATATCAGTTTTAATCATCTCAATCATATCATGGTTCACTTTCAGTAAAAGCATCACAATATTCGCATTTATTTCTTTTCCCCCAAATATCCCTATTTCAGTTAAGAACTCCTTTTGTTTTATTTTAATTAAGTCTAAAGTGTCGGAAAACTCCTTATGTTCTTTTGCCCATTGATATGCTGTGTCTCTATTTATCCCTATTTTAAGACATAATCCTTCAACTGTCGGTATTTTCTGATTTTCAGGAATCGCCTCCTCAAGATATTCAGCTATTTTATCAATCAGTTCTAATGTGTACTTCGTCGGTCTACCCCCAGGATTCGCCATGCACCGATTATATCATGGTCTTTTGTCCCTGCTTTACAGTAGGCTTAATTTATATAAACTACAGTGGCTATACCCCACAAGACCATATCAACTACTGAGAATAGGTTTAGATTAACCAGGAACATAATTATAGACAAAACGATTATTCCTATCCTCAGGTCTTTGCTGGCATAAAGATGCAATATTGAAAACACTATAAACATTAGAAGCGGCAACATTTGCAGGGGCGTAATCCCTTCTACAAAGAAAGAGAAAACACCCAGCACTATAAATATCCACATCAAAGCAGTTTTGACTGTTAAATTTTTCAACTTAATCACCTTCTTTCATAGGCTTATCTGGAAGCCCGGAAGGCTCCCAGTAAACCTACCAAGTTAGGAAATAACTAGTGGTAAAGGTTCTT